GCCTCGATATGTGTGCAAGCTTCCTCATCGCGCTCTCCCACGACGGTCACGCCTACTGTACCCGTGAGTTCTATGAGCCGGGCTTGATCATCTCGGAAGCTGCGTCGAGCATAAGAGAACATATGTTCCCTTACGGCGGCACTTATCAGACCTTCGCTCCGCCCGACCTCTGGAACCGGCGGCAGGATTCCGGCCGCTCCGCCGCCGATATCTTCGCCGACTGCGGCGTCCCGCTCACCCGCGCACCCAATGACCGTGTCTCCGGCTGGTATGCCCTGCGCGAATGGCTCAAGCCCCAGCGTGACGGCTTTCCCATGCTCCGCATCTTCCCCAACTGCGTCAACCTCATCCGCACCCTTCCGGCCCTGAAACGTGACCCCGGGTATCCAAACGACGTCGCGGATGTCCCCCATGAGCTGACCCATGCGCCCGATGCCCTGCGTTACTTCTTCGCGTCGCAGCCCTATCCGGTGCCCGTGCTCCCCGGCATGCCCGAAAGCGTACAACTGTACCGGGGACGCTTCGCCAAATCTCCCGTTTTGTTCTGAATCCCCATCTGAAAGGTCGTGATCTTCATCGAAACCTACGACTACCGCACACGCGCGTCCCGCGAGATGACCGCCGCGTCGCTGCTTTCCTTCGCAGCCTCCCAGCGTCAGGACGCCGAGGCGCGCTGGAACCTCGTCACCGATTACTACGAGGGCCGCCACCACACCCAGGCCGAGATCGCCGAGAGCTGCCGCGATGCCGGAATCCCCTGGATTGCCGCCGTATCCCCCGATCTCTACCTCCACGTCGAAAGCCAGATCGCCCCCGATGCTCCCGCATTCTCCTTCCGTCCCCGCGACAACGTCTCCGATCCTGGCAAAGCCCTCCAGCGCGAACAGGTCGTCCGCTACATCACCGAGACCGCGAACCTTGCCGCGCTCGCACCCCTCCACGAACGACGCTGCATCCTCTGCGGTACCGCCGTCTGGAAGGTCTTCTGGGCGGATACGCCGCACGGCGAGGATGTCCGCATCGCCGACATTGACCCCCGCAGTCTCTACCCCGACCCTGCCGCCCGGCGCATCGAGGACTGCGAGTACGTCAACTACGTCTACCGCCTCCACCGCCGTGCCGTCGACCGGCTCTACGGTCCCGAACTCGAAGCCCTCGGTCTCGACGCGGCCACACTTTCCGCAAACTCCATCATCCCCGACGATGACCGCGCGTCCTTCGATGAGGCTGATGAGACCCTCCCCGTCGTCGAGCACTGGTATCGCAGGGGTGACCGCGGCATCGCCCTCTCCATCCTCGTTGCCGGACACGAGGTGCGCCATGTTCCGGACTACTGGGCGCGCACCGGCTGCGACCTCTTCCCCTTCGTTTTCCAGTACCGCGTCGCGCAGGGTGAGGAGCTGTGGGGACGTTCCGACCTCGAGCCGGCGCTGCCCCTTGTCGATGCCATCGACCGCGAGCTTGCCATCGCCCAGCTGCAAAGCGCCTTCACCGGCTCCGATGTGATCCTCAGCGAGTATGACGCGTTCTCCGAACCTCCCGAACTCCGGCCCGGCGCGCTCTGGCACCTCAAACCCGGCCATATCGACCGCGTGAAGCGTCTCGGAGGGCTGGGCAGCAACGAGAACCGCTACGCCTCCATCGACCACCTGCGCGATATGATTCAGGACGCCATCGGCAACTACGACATCGGCATGGGACGCGAGCCGTCCCGTACCCTCTCCGCCACGGGTCTTGCGACCCTCATCGAAAACGCCAACATCCGCAAGGCCCCGAAAAAGGCTGAACGCATGCGCGCCTACGCAGCGCTCTACCGCCTCATCGATTGGACCGCTCTGGAGTTCTATCAGCCCCGGCGCGTTATCCGCCTCGGCGCCGGGCAGGAGGTCTTCCTCTTCGATCCCGATCACCTGCGTGATGAGTCCGGCTATTTCCCCGGCGTCGACTGCGTCGTCAGCACGGAGGATCCGCTGCAGACCTCCCGCGCCTACACCCTCTCCGTTGCCGAAAGCCTGCTGTCCCATCAGGTCACCCGCGAGAATTACCCCCTTTTCCTCCGCGCCGTCTCCGTTCTCGACGAGCATGCAGCCGCCGAGCTCAAGGAGCATTTCAAATCCGTCTTCCCGAACGATACGGCCAATCTGCCGGTCGAATAAAAAGGAGTACACACATGTATGAGAAAGCAGATCAGACGCACATCCACCCCGAAGATTCTCTCGCCACGGAGGCTGTGGAACGGCGTGATGCCGGCGGGGCCCCGCAGATCCCACTGCGCGAAGATACACCCGCCCGAAACGCCGAAGACAGCGCAGAAGACTGTTTCATAGACGCAGCTGCTGCCGGAGAAGCTGACGAAATCCGGGAAGTCCCGGTTCCCGACGACCGCGTGCTGATCGCCGGGCTCGACGAACTCCGCGATCGTTACCCCCGGATGAATACCCAGGCGCTCGTCATGACTTCCGCGTTCCGCTCCTTCGCGGAAAACCTCGGATATGACCTGCGCGAGATCACCGCCCGCTTCCCGGAGTTTATCGAAGGCTCCCGCGCTCTCGCCGCGGCTGTCGAGTCGCCCGTCCCGCGCGCCACCGGTACCGCCGTCTCCCGCAGACGCACGCTGCTCACGCCTCATCAGCAGCGTGAACTGGCCGCCTGGAACCGGGATAACCCGCAGTACAAAATGTCCGATGTCGAGTACTTCAACTCCCTGCGCAACGCCTGAATCACTTTTATAAGGAGGTCCCCCTATGTTCATCCTCAATGATAAGCTCGCGTCCACTCCGCCCGTCAACGAGTACCCCGTCGCCGCGTCCACCGCGCTGAGCATCGGGCAGCTCGTCGTCCTCAGCGGCGGCCTCGTCGTTCAGGCTGCGGTCAACGGCACCGCCGCCGTCCTCGGCATCTGCGCCGAACACCACCCCGGCACCGCCGATCCCCTCAATCCCCGCGCCGACGGCACCCGCGTCCGGGTCGCCGACTCTCCCGCGGCCCTCTACTTCTGCGCCGCGCCTGTACTCACCGCGACCGGCGGATCTACAACCACCGTTGTCTCCACCGGTCTTGCTGCCTTCGACAACGATGTCTTCAACGGCGGCCGGCTGATGCTCCTGACCAAGGGGACATCATCCGCCAATACCGACCCCGTCGGGACGCTCTACACGATTTCCGACTTCACCGGCTCTACGACCAAGACCTTCACCATCGGCACCGCGGGCGGCGCCGTTACCTCCGGCGATACCTTCCTTGTCTTCCCGCCCATCGGCTGCAGCAAGGGTCTGCTCACTTCCGGACGCGACGCCTATACCGTCAACGGCGACACCGCCGTCTCTCTCCCGCTGCGCGTCATCGGCTGGGACCTCGAGAGCCGGCGCATCCTCCTCGTACCCCAGCTCCATGAGCTTGCCAACTCCCGTACCTGATCCACCTGTTATTTTATCATAAGGAGAAACGATTATGGCGATCACCAACATCAACAACGCGTGGAAAACCGACCTCTATCCGCTCATCGACCGGGTGTTTGACATCGAGTGCAGGAATCGTCTTGCCGCGCTGCGCACGATCGTGTCCGAGGAGGATACCCGCAGCGCCAACTACCGCATGGAGGGCATCGGCGGCTTCGGCGAGCTGCCTGCCTACAACGGTACCCTCCAGAACCTCGACCAGCGCCGCGGCTTCATCACCACCATCACCCCGCAGGAGCATGCCGGCTCCATCGACATCGACTACAAGTACGCTAAGGTCGACAAGTCCGGCGTCGCGCGCCGCATCGGACGCCTTGCCGCCCATACCGCCGCCATGAAGGTCTATACCGGCGTGCTGCGTATGTTCGGCTCCGCGTTCGACTCCGACGTCAGGGGCGCCGACGGCGTGTCCTGGGCAGCTGCCAATCATCCCGTCGCCGCCAAGGCCGACGCAAATGGCGTCTCCGTCTCCGACGCGTCCGCCGGCACGTATTCCAACCTCATCACCGCTGAGTTGTCCGTCGCCGCCATCACCGCCGCCAACACCATGGCCAACCGCTTCGTTACCCCCGACGGTCTCCCGTTCCTCACCGACTACTTCTCCGGCGGTGTGCTGCTCGTCTCTCCGGAGCTTGAGGGCAAGGCGCGCGAGATCTGCGGCCCGCAGGCCAAGCTCTACCCCGAACAGAATCCCGACGGCGATACCTACGCCGCCAACCCCGTCTGGGGCATGCGCTACATGGTCGTCGGCGGCGGCGCGGACGGCTTCACCGGCAAGCAGTGGGCCGTCGCCGATGCGTCCCTGCTCCGCGAGTGCGCCAAGATCATCTACGTCACCCGCCCGACCGTCATCCGCGCCGAACTCGACAACCCCCTCATCGCCCGCATCGTTCCCTATG